GATGTGACCGCCGAGCGGACAGCGGTCACGCCGCGAGCAGCTGCGCCGCCGAGCGAGCCGGCAATGCCGCTAAACGACGACGCGGCGACGCTCGAGTTCGCGAAGCCCTCGCGGAGGCGTGCGACTACGTCGAGACCGGGCTGCACTGCGGTGCGTAGCCGGCCACCGATCGAGCCAGCGATGCCGCTGAACGTGGACGCGGCCACGCGGGAATCGTTGAAACCCTGCGTGAACCGGCCGGTGATGTTCTGAATCTGCTTCGCGATCGGGTCGAGCGCGCGGCGGGTCTGCCCGCCGAGGGTGCCGAAGCCGCCCGTGAACGCGGACTGCGCTGCACGAGCATCACGGAAGCCGGCGACGAAGTCGCGCAGCGGCGCAGCGGCGTCGCTCACGTGCTTGCGCGCGGCCTTCATGCCGTCGCCGAGGGCGGCGGTGAAGTCGCCGCCGAGCGACTTGCCGACCTTCTTGACGTCGATGCCGGCGAGCTCCGCGGTGATGGCCTTGCTGGCTCCGCGGAGCGAGGGCACGATCTGTACCCAGGCTGCGCCGAAATCGAAACCGTTCTGCGCAGCCACGGGCACCTCCGCTATTGAGTTGTTTTCTGCCTCGCGAGCCAGTTCGCGGCCTTGCGGCGGGAGCGCTCAGCGCGTGCCTCTGCCGCTTCACGCCACCCGGGCTCGGGCGCCGTGATCGGATCGGGGAGCTTGCTTTTCTTCACGCCGAGGGCCTGCATGATGCCGGTCATGATGCGGTAGCCCTCGTAGTGAATCGACGTGACCGCGTCGCTGAACGCGGCCGGCCCGCCGTGGGCCCGCCAGAGGCGAGCCCCTGGCGGGAGCTGCTTCACGAGCACCGCGGCTTTGCGCCACGAGATGCGGCCGCGGTAGAGGTCGAGCAGGTCGATGCCGTACTCGGATTGCAGGTCAGCTTCGATCTCCTCCGGGAACCGCCGCAGCAGGCTCCGGAGGATTAGGCGTTTCCCTCGCCCATCTCCTGCATGACTTCGGCGGCGAACTCGAGCACCGCTGAGCGCTTGAGCTTGCCGTCGACGCGCAGTGACTTCTTGATCTCCGCGAGCTGCTCCGGGCTGCTGATCTCGGTGAGGAGCGGGTCAGGGATGCCGCGCTCCATCGCGCTGAGAATGTCGTCGTCGTCGAGGAGTTCGGGGTTGAACTCGAAATCGAATCCGCGCACCGTGACGTGGATAAGGTCGTCGTTCGCTTCGGCCTTCGCTGCCCGGTCTTCGGGTAACTTGGCGCCGGCCGCAGCGGCAGCGGTACGGGTGGGGCTCTTTCGGGTGGTGGCCATGATGCACTCTCCTAGTTCGGTGCACTCTCTGAGGAAGGACCTCGCGGCGCGGGAGAGTGCACCGCGCCGCGAGGTGGTCAGGGTTATACGCTCGGGATGAGCGCCGGAGTGTCGGTGAGGATGCGGAAGCCGCCGAGCACACCGAGCGAGTAGTTGTACGTCGTCAGCTCCTGCGACTTGAACGCGAGGCTTCCGCGCTGGCCGAGGGTGAGGTGGTCACAGATGAGGCGCCAGCGCGAGCCGGAGCCGCTGGTCTCGTACAGGTCGACGACGCCGACGAGGTTCTTGACCTTGCGCGACGACGGTGCCTTGATCTCGGCGTAGTCGCCGTCGACGCCGGTGACCTTCGAGACGGCGGCGTCGAGGTTCCACTTCACGATCTCGAGCTTCGACTCGAGCAGCGCCGCGGTGAGCGTCGTGTCCGACGAGGACATGAATTCCTTGACGACGGCGTTGCCCTGGTGGCCTCGAATCTTCTCGACCGAGTCCTCGAGGTCGAGCGCAAAGCCGTCCTCTGAGACCCAGCCGCAATCGATGAGGCCGGTGGGGATGTCGTCGTCGAACTCGAGTTCGGCGAGCGACGCTGCGAGCGATGTGGTGCGTTCGGCAAGGAAGACGGAGTCGTCGTCCGAGCCGAACATCAGAGAGTTGGCGGTGTTGGTAGCCATTGGTGGTGCCTCCTAGCGGCATGTGGCGGTGAGCTGATAGGTCGCGACGTACCGGGATTGCCCGGTGTCGGGGTCGGGGTCGTCCATCGGTGTGGTTGCGGTGGGGATGGACGACACGGGCGAGGTGCGGTCGGCGGGGAGGGCGAGGATGAGTGCCTCGACGTCGGACGCGAGGTCGGCCGCGCGGCCGGTGGACTCGGCGTAGCTCGAGATCGTCAGCTGCACGGTTTGGACGATGCGGTTCGAGCGGCCGGGCCCGCCCGTCGCGACGACGCGCACGAACCGCTTCGTGCCGTCGTCGAGACGCAGCGAAACGACCGGTACGTCGAGCGACTTGAGCGCCGCCATGACGAGCGCTTTCACGTCTGGCGGCTTCATAGGCCCTGCCCGATGGCGCGTTCGAGAACGTGATCGCGGGCCTGCCGGCGCTTCGCGTCAGCTGTTTCCGCCATCACCGTCGCTCGAGCACGGCCCGCACGCTTTCCGCCGTCTCCGACGTTCACCTGCGACCCGAACCCATCGCCGGCGCGCTGCGCGACCTTGTCGCCAACGTCGCCGACGAACTTCTGCATCTGCGCCGACTTGAGGAACCGCTCCATCTCACGGAGATTCGGAGTGAACTTGACCATGCTGGTGCTCCTCTCCGACGAGGGTGACGGCGAGGCCGAGCGGCCACCGTTGCGGGCGACCGTCGACGCGCCACTGCTCACCTTCGATTTCGAGTAGGTCGCCGGCGCGCACGTCCGGCTGTTCGTCCGGCCAGTAGGCCGTTGGTTGCGTCGAGGTCGACGCAACGCCGGCATCGACCACGAGCGCGGTCGGCACCGGGGCGAACAGACACGGCGAGAGCTCAGCGCGTTCGAGTTCGCCCGCGATGACTTCGCCGTACTGGTCCTCGGTGCCCTCGACCGGCCGGAGCCGCGTCACCGGAGTGCGCGCCCAGCCGAACATCAGGAGCCCCCGCCAGTTCGAATGGTGAACGCTCGCCGAGGAACTCGAGCAGCGAGCAGCCGGCGGTGACGAGCAGACAGGTACACGTCACCGCGAGGGTTCGTGAACTTCTGCGTCGTCTGGAACGGGCCCGC